TATTTTGCAGTTATATAAATGGAACAAATATTATTATTAGCTCTCTTGATTTTTTTATTTGCTTTTGCAGTTAGCAGATAATTGTAATCCAGATAATAGTTATCACAGAAGATTTAATAACAAACCACATTCCATCTGGAACATTATAAGAAATATCTTCTATTACATCTTTTATCTTTCCGTACCCATGTTTTAGTTTATCTAACATTATTTTTTCCTCATAAATTTAGAGATTCCACCAACCCCTTTTAACCCTAGTCCAGCACATACAGTTATATAAATTAAGTTAATGTACCAGTCTGGAAGTGTGCCTAAGATATCAAAACCTAATCTTACAAATGGTTGTGTGTATGGAACGAAAACCAAAATTGCTGGTAAAAGTATAACCAGAGTTATGAACTCGTCTTTCAGACTTCCAGAAAGTTGGTCAACAGCTTTGTTTTCCCATTGACTGTTGAGTTTATCTGCTTCTAATTTTCCTTCTGCAACAGCTTTAGCAACAGAAGTCTTAGCTTCAATCTCAGCTTTTTTTAGATTAGATTTAGCTTGTGATTCTTTACTTTTGTTTTCAAGATATCCACCAACTGCTTTAGTAAGTCCACCAACAATCATTCCTATCATAATCCATCTCCGTATTTAAATAATCCAGCAATTACCGTTATGATTGAGCCAATCCAGACCAATGCTTTGACTGCACCCTTTCCCATATTGACTGTTGCTTTTAATTCACTTACTTCTTTTTTTATAGAAATCATTTCTTTTGAATTACTTTCTACATTCTTAGATACAAAATCTAATTTCTGTTCAAGTCTTAACAAACATTCTTTCTCTGCTGATGTCATATTAATTACCTAATGAAAGTGGATTTGCGTTCATTGATTCTGTTACCGTCTTAAATGACTTATCAACGTGTTCAACAATTTTATCTATATCTGCGTCTATCTTATCAATAGATGTTTTATTATTGTTTGAGTTTATTTCGACAGCAGTAATTCTCTCCAGTATTGCAGAGTTATCGCCACTTGGAATACTTGACATGCTATCTTCTAAAACTGTCAATCTTGATTGCATTTGTGCGTACGTGTATATTCCCCCAGCAATCGGACTTGCAATCGAGAGCAAAAAAATCAGTATTATTTTGGGTGTAAGCTGAATCGTTGAATCCTTGTCCGTCATAAAAGTCTATCTCCGTTTTTGTTAAATCTAATGTATCTGTTATCTTAACCTCAAAGTATTCCTTATTAAATGATACAACAGTTAAAATATCAAGTTTTTGTACCACAATATCTGACTTAATTTTTGGGGTTACTGTACTAACAGAAGTTTTTTTATCGCTGGATTTGGGCGAATCAGAGCCTTGTTTTTTCTCAGATTTGTCAGATTTTGCTGTTTCAACAACCTTTTCTTCATTTGCACTTGGTTCTTCTTTTATTTCTTCTTCAGCAGTTTCTTCTTTTTCTTCAGACTCTTTTTCCTCATTTTCACTTATTTCTTCTTTTGGCTCTGGCTCTTTTTCTTCGGTTCGGCTGTCGTCTGATAACTCGCTTTCTTCATTCTTTCCATCAACTTCCTCATTCTGCGTTGATGTTTTCTCTTGTTGTTCATTTTGATTCTCCTTTAAATCATCTTCCATATTTATTTGTTCTAGTTCTGTTGGAAGTTCTTCTCTAATTTCTTGTAATGTTTCTGGCTCATTTTTTATTTCATTGGTTGACTCAATTTGTATCTCATTTATTTCAGGCAAATTATCTGGCATTTGAATATCTGGCATTTCAATTGTTGGCATATCTATTTCTGGCATATTGTTATCTATAGGTATGTCTGCACCAGCATCAATGTTTGTAGGCATTTCATTATTTATTCCAACGTCTGCAATCTCCATATTCATTTGCTCTGCTCTTATATCAGATATTACAGAAATTTGTGAAGATAAATTTGCAATTTGCATATCTTCTGGTGGGTTTATGTCAATAATTCCACTTGATATGGTATTTACGATTGATGTTGCGTCTAATGAGCCAATTTGTACTGTTTCTACAATAATAGGCTCTGCAATTACTGGTTCAACTGAAACAGGCTCAATAATAACAGGATTTACCTCAATATCATCAACAACAGGGTTTATGATAGCTTCAGGAGCTACTACAGGGCTTATTTCAATGATTTCTGGCTCTTGTGCTATAACTACATCAGATAGTGTCAAAGATAGGCTTAAATCGTCTATAATAGAGCCAAATTGTCCATCCCAATCTCCAGCATCATCACCGAAGACATTTACACTTACTGTTGTGTTATTTATATTAAATTCTTTTTCCAACTCAATATTAAAAGTGGAAGTAATAACACCATCATTATAATCGCTGGTAAAATTATAATTTAAAGTTTCTGTTTGAGTTCCATCATCAAAGACAATAGTTGTTTTAACTGTATCTAAATTATCTACTGTACCTTCAGTTGAACACCAAGCTCCAGTTGCTTCATTATTGCAACCTATAGATAAAATACTGCCATGAGCTTTATCAATAATCTTTTGTTCTGATTCTAATATTTTTAAATCAATATCTTGTGATATAGAACCACCTTCAGCACCACTAAATCTAACTGACTGATTTAGTTCTCCGTAATCATTACCATCATAATTAACATTACCATCTAATTCCCAGCCTTCAGTCTGGTTATCAAATGAGCCGTTATTTAGGAGATTTGATGTTTCCGTTGCTCTTACCGTTTGAGTCGCTGTAATTACTAACATTGTAATCAGTACCCAAGTAGTCAGGATAACGTATAATTTGCCCATAATCGTTTATATATCCCATCATTTTGTAATGTTTGATTGCATCTTTACCTATGAGTGCTTTCTTGCCGTTCCATATGCTACAGGGAGTTCCTGAATGTAACATAGCACTCCAAACAGCTTTGCTGCCAGCACACAGAACAGATATTGATGCAACTTTTAATCCAGCCTTTGCTAAAGAATTTGATAATGCTCTGCGTTCACAATTCCAATCAGTAAAAGTTGTTCCTGTAGATATTCCAACCACAGATGTAGATACAGCACCTACAACAGGGAAAGAACAAATCATCTGGGAATAACTTTGTACACTTGGAGCTATAGCAGATGGTGGTGGTTGATTTTTATAATTAACTGTACTGTCTGCTGCGTGAGCATTCATTGAAGCCCAGATTAAAACAATCATCATTAAAAATAAAAATATTATAAAACCTCTTCGCATGAGAAACTAACTCCATATAAACTAATGTGATTCGCACTCCAAGTTAGCTCATTGTTTGTCATTCTCATAACGCATTTAGGACTTGCGTAAGATATTGTTGCGTCATCTGCTAAAGTTGCGGATAACGGTGGTTCTATGGTTAGTGTAGCATTTCCACTTCCATCACTTGCAACATCAGCAATAATCATATGCAGTTTGCTGGTTGCTCCAGAATTAAATTGTACATAGTCGCCTTTTTTAAACAATTGTGATTCAGATGTATCTGCGCCATCTATCGTAATATCATAAGCTCCAACAGCATGTGAGCCATTGACTGCAATCGTATTTGAGATTGTTCCCTGAACTGCTTTTGCGTCTGCATCGCCCATCAAAAATGTTCCAAACTGACCATGTAACTGCATAAAAAAAGCTAACCATTCATTTGCTTGCGTTCTATTCATTGGCGGTAAAGTAACTGTGCTATACCATTTTGCACCTGTAAACTCATGCACTTGAGTTGAAAAGGTAAATGGACTTTGACTCTGTGCTACAGCTTTAGCAATACCCCATTCACTTCTTACAAAGTTTGGAGTAGTTGGCATTTGAAGTGGATATGTAGGCTGTCCCATTTATGCACCAAAGTCCTTCGCAAAAGTTCCGCCACGCAATCTGGCATCTCTTACTGCTGATAAAGTATTTTCTCTTATGGCTGGTAACATATTCATAACTTCTGCTCTAACTGTTTGTGATACACCTGTAGCAAAGTTTAAGTTTTGCTCTATGGTAATACCGCCACCCATTTGACTATTTGGTACTATTGTTCCAGCAGATTTAGGTACAAACATTTCTGCACCTCGTTCTCCTACCATATAAGGCATATTTGGATTTACATTTCCGCCCATAGCTCTTGCACCACCAAAATTAAATATTGAGCCTACACCAGATAAAATATTATCAAACATACTTCCACCACCTGAAGAAGATAAACTCATTGCTTCTCTAATTCTTTTTAACATTGGTTCAATAACTGCCAACTGAAATATCAATGCAACCACTTGCTGTAAAACACTCTGAAAAATATCTACCATACTGTCTTTGAAATCTTTACCGCTTACAACAGCTTCTCCAAATGCGGTTGAAATATTTTTCCCAATATCTTCAAAAACTTTATTTACTTTATCAAGTTGTTCCATCTCAATATCAAATGCTTCACCTCTTTCTTGTGCATCTCTATCCATTTCAATTTGTTTTATTTGAGCTTGAAGTTTGAATTTTTCTTTTAATTTTTCAAGTTCCTCAGTTCTAGCTTGATTTTCTTTTTTAATATTTTCTATTGACAGTTTTGCGTCATCAGAGAATTTTTTTCTTGCTTCTTTTACTCTATCAAATTCTGTGTTTTGTGCATTTAAGGTAGCAGTTAATTCATCATTAGCTCCAACAAATTCTTTAACTTCTTTTATGAGTTGGTGAATTGCAACACCACCCAAAGCAATCCCTGTCATTATCATAAATAATGGATTCACTAGCATAACTGTTGTTAGAGTTGTTATACTTCCAGCTAATCTTGCCAACATATTTATAGTTGCAACGCCAGCTAAAGCTAAGAAAAAGTTTTTAATGCCATCAATATTATCTACAAGGAATCTTGTGAATTTTGCTAATGATTCGCCTAAAGTTTTTCCTATTTCTTTTATTTTTTCTTGGTTGTTATCTAAGAAAACATTTAAGTCGCCAAATTGCATTTTTAATTCTTCAAAAAAAGATTCACTTACTGCAATCTGGAATTGCATAAATTTATCTTTAATCATAGATAAAGTACCAGTTAAGGTATTAGCAAGCTCATCAGTAACATTACCAAATGTCCCACCTTTGCCAAACACTCTTTCAAATGCTTCTCTTGTTTCTTCGGCTGATACAGTTGCGCCAGCAGAGAATCCAAGCAAATCTCTAACCCCTCTTTCTCTAAATACATCAGCACTAGCTATACCGCCAGAGAAAGACCTTTGTATTTGTTCAGCCGTTTGTCTAAAATCCAATCCTGTAACGGCAGCAACATTACCTGTTATCTCTAAGACTTTTGCTAATTCATCTGCATCTTCAGCTACAACAGCTAAGTTTCCAGAAGCTTGTTGTATTTCTCCAAGTGTAAATGGAACTTTACCAGCAAATGCCAACATAGCTTCAAAAGCTCTTTCGCCTTCTTCTGCTGTGCCAAAGAGTGCTTTTAATCGAATCTGTAGATTTTCAATTTGGATTCCTGTATCTATAACGCCTTTTACAAATATAGCTCCAAATGCTACACCTAAAACTGTGCCAACTTTTGCTGCTGTTGCAGTTACTCTTGCAAGACTATTGGAAAGATTTTTAAGACCACCACTCATTTTTTTTGATGAGTTGCTAACAACTTTGTTGGCTTCAGCCATATCACGCTTTAGACCTTTAAGGTCTGCTTCAATCTTTACTACCAGTTTATCTAGTTCAGTTGCCATTAGTTATCTGGGTACAGCTCCATTAGTTCGTTTAACTCGTCTTTGTCCATTGGTTTATC